TGGGAGAAATTCAAGACCCTGCTCGAAAAAATACGGTCAACCTTCGAGATCAGAGCGATCAGCAGCCAACTCGCTAAAATAATTGAAATTGTAAATGAAAAGATGAATGAGAAAAATGAAACAACCGAATGAAACGAGAGGAAGAAGGAGGGATGCGAACGCCGCTGGCATCACAGAGAGAAGATACAAGGCGTTCGAGTTAAGAAAAGCCGGTGCGAGTTACCGGCTTATTGCTATTACGATGAAAAATCTCGCGAACACCAATCCGAAGTTATATGTCCCGCCAAAGTATAATTTTACAGAAGCATACAAGGATGTGGAAATTGTCCTGAAAGAACTGCGTCCGGTTCAGGAGGATATAGAACAGTATAGGAATATTCAGATTGAACGGCTTGAGAATTATTTGGTTAGGATCAATCCGCTCATTCAGGCCGGCGATCTGACAGCGATCGAGAAAGCGATTCGGATCGACAACAGGCTTGCACTTCTGAAGGGAACAGATCAGCCGATCAAGGTCGATATACCGCAGGAGATCAATTTCATCTGGTCTGTCGAAGGCGAAAAGAAAAAGAGTAAGTAATGAACGTGAGGGTGCGGTGGAATCCGTGGCAGGGGAGGTTCCTGAAATGTACTGCCACACACAGGGCGATGTTCGCAGAGTTCAGATCAGGGAAGACGAAGGCGTGTGGATCAGAATTATTCAGAGTGGCGAGACAATACCCCGGCATCAGAATAGGCGTCATCAGAAATATTTATCAGGAACTTATAGACTCAACGATCCCGCAGCTGAAAGACGTGTACGATTGGGATCTGACAAAGGAGGTTTATAACCAGTCCACGAAAGAACTGAAGTTGAGGAAAGGAACTATCGTTGAATTTTTCGCCCTCGACCGTCCCGCCGATTCAAGGAAACTGAAAAACGTCGCCCTCGGTTTTGTATTCTTTGACCAGCTCGAAGAAATCGCTGAAGAAATTTTTGACATGGCAATTGGAAGGCTTTCGCAGCAACACGCTCCGAATAAGTCCATCGCAGCAGGGAACTTCGAAGGGAAGGGCTGGTATTGGGACAGGTTTTTCACGCATCCGATCGACGTCAAGAGCGGTAAATTCAAGGGCAAGGAAAGGGAGTATGGCGAGTACAGGGGGAGGCAGAAAGACTTCAGGGGTTTCTGGCCCCCGCCGTTTTTGAATGAGAAGAATCTGCCATACAGGTATTACGATAGTCAGATCGAATCGCATTCACCGTCATGGAATGATAAGTATATGTATGGGATCCCTGTCGGAAACGCAGGGCTTCTGCACAAGGAGTTCAATGAAGCGAGGGACATCATCCGTGCGAGAGATTACTTCATCCCGCCTGACAATCTCGGCTGGATCAAGTACGAGAGCATGGATCACGGCATCGCGTCGCCGACGTGCTGGCTTTTTGTGGTGTACGATCGTGAAAGCGACACAATATATTTTATCGATGAATATTATGAAGTGCAAAAAAATATGTATGAACATGGCCCGAATGTGCTTAAATTACGGCAGATCCACGGGAGGCCGAATCTGACGATCGGGTGTCCGTCAGCATTCGGGAGAGAGAAGGACGGAAAGACGGTAGCGGATGATTACAGGGAGAGGTTCCAGATCGTCCTGACTCCGCACAGTGCGCTCATTGACACGCGAATCGATACAGTCAACAGACGTTTTTCGCAGGGCAAGATCAAGATCTTCGAACGGTGTGTGAATCTGAAAGCGCAGCTTGAACACGTGTCATGGAAGAATTACGAGGACGTTGAAGATCACGCCCTCGAACCGTTTCAGAGGATAGTAGCAATGATCGACGGCGGTGGCAATCAGGTATCTCTGGCTTCGCTGGAAAAGAAGAAGCATGAGAACGAGAAGAAGACCGATGATGTCCCGCTGGTTCTGGAAAAAGACAGACGTGGACACGGCAGACGAAAGTCCGGCAACGTGTTGAACCGTAATTTTTAATCGAAGGAGTGACTGATGCGAGTGAAAGTCAGATCTTCGGCTCGGAAAAGGGGAAAGCGCAGGGTTCGCAGGATCCAGCTTGCTGACGTTCAGAATGGTGTTTTCCGTGGGGCTTCTGAAAACGGTAAGATAGTGCCGGCAACCGGGGCAGTCGGGACGCAGATTTTTTCCGGCATCATCAGCGGTGTCGAGTTCAATCCAGAACTGACAGACGACGGAGCGATCGAGATCTTCGATAAGATGACGAGGACGGATGCTCAGATTCAGTCCACGATGCTCGCTGCCACGCTTCCGATCAGGGCTGCGCTGTGGGACGTTGAACCGGGAGACGATTCGTCACAGGCTTTGACAATCAGGGATGAAGTATACAAGCAGTTGTTCGACAACGAGAATTTCACGTGGGACGATTTCCTTCGGCAAACGCTCTACTACCTGACATACGGGTACTACGTTTTTGAGAAGGTCAGGGCCGTGAAAGATGGGAAGTATCAGATCGTGAACCTGTCGCCCCGCCTCCCGAAAACGATTCGAGGATGGTATCAAAACGAGGAAGGGATTCTGAAGGAGGTTGAGCAGTTCGCCCTGTTCCCCGATGGGAAGTACAGAACCGTGCGGATCCCGAATGATTCTCTTTTGCTGTTCACGCATGACCGTGAAGGGAATAACTTTCGCGGAAAGTCGATGCTGAGGACGATTTACCGGAACTATCTGGCGAAAGATCTTGGGATCCGGCTCGATCTGATCCAGAGCGAACGTCATGCCGTGGGTGTCCCGAAGATCTCGCTTCCTCAAAGCGTGAAAGACGGTGACGAAGAAGCAGCGGAGACTGTCGGCGAGGCGTGGAGGGCGCACGAAAATCAGTACGTCGACGTTCCGCATGGGTACGGCTTTGAGATCGTGGACATGAAGACCGGAGCGACGAAGAACATTCTCGACTCCGTGAAGTACCACGATACTGAGATCTCATCGAATATTCTCGCTCAGTTCCTTGATCTCGGCAAGACCGAAACCGGCGCGCGCTCAGTCGGCGAAACCCATTCCAATACCTTCCATCATGCCCTTGAATCTATCGCCAAGTACATCATGTCGGTGTGCAACGACAGCCATGAAAAGAGACGGCTGATCCGCGAGATCGTTGACTACAATTTCGGTCCGCAGGAAAAGTACCCGTACTTGAAATGCACGAAGATCTCGACCGTCGATTATGACAAGCTGGCGACGACGCTGAAAACGCTGAAGGATGCGAGTATGCTGACTCCGCAGTACTCGCTCGAATCGTGGCTCAGACAGGAATTGAATCTGCCTGAACTGCCTGAAGATTCATGGAAAGAGCCGGCCCCGCCTCCCGATCCGCTTGCCTCCATGTTTGGAAAGCTGCAGCCGGGGCAACCGCCAAAGCCGGGGGAGAAGGTCGTCGATGATCCTGCGAAAAAACCGGGAGAAGAAGCAGACGAAGAAGGCAAGATCGAGGAACGCGAGCACATCGGGCACGTCCATCTCAAATCGCCGGACGAAGTGGGTATCGGGTATTGGCGTCCATTGACCGAGATCGAAAAGGCGATCGGGTTGAAGGAGATGGATATTCGGCTCCGCGCATTTTTTGAAGTGGCCTTCGAGACCGGAGATAAGTTCCGCGGTGAAATGGTGAAAGCCCTTGTGGACGAGGGATTGAAGCTGCTCAGTTCGAAGAAACCGATCGGTGAGTTCATGCGTGGGATCGTCGAAGTGAAGATCCCCGGCAAAGCGAAGATGGCGTCCGCAATGGCCGGTGTGCTGAAAGACGTGTACCGGTACGGACGTGAGCGCGTCGCGGACGAGATCCAATCCACCACGATCAAGCAGATGGGGCCGGTTCCGAAAAAGAGGAAGAAGCCCCTGACTCCGATATTCGAGGATCCGGAGGAAATGGCCGGCCTGTCTCAGGCGTTGTCTGAGACGACGGTTTCAGCCGTGTCGAACAAGCTGCACACGGAATGGAGACGAGAGTTGATCTCGCAGCGGAAGACCGGTGTCGTGAACACGAAAAGCCTGACTGACACGCTGCTGGCTTTGTCGAAGAATGATTTCAAGAGCGAGATGCGTCAGGCCGTGAACCAGATCTTCGGGCTGGGCCGAGCGGAAGAAGCTACGCGCCGGCGCGAGGATATTCAGAACGTCATTCGCTCTGAGGTCATGGATGACAAAACGTGTGGCCCTTGCGAGGGTGTGGATGGAGCCGAGTTCAAGCCGACAGATCCAGCATTCGACGCTTTCGCAGCGGGACCGTATGTCGATTGCGAGGGCGGTGACAGCTGCAGAGGGATCAACATCTACGTCGGGAAAGGAGACGAGTGATGACCCTGATCCGGTGTAAATGCGGAAAAGTTTTGGCTGAGTCGGACAGCAGGGGGTACATGGTAAAGGTCAAGTCTCAGAAAAACATAGAGATCCGCTTTCCAGCCGGTGAAGTGACGTGTCCAGAATGCAAGACTAAAAAGCTGATGGAGCAGAAAAGTTCTTGACTTTTGCCCTGAAGATATTATATTACCGTTAACGCTACCTGTTCAGCCGGTAGAGGCCCGTTGAGGCCCGAAGGGATTCCTGCCCGTCGGGCCTTCTTTTTAAGGAGAGCATCATGCCGTGGAAAACGAGCGACGTCGAAAAGATCAAGGGCG